CCTCGCCCGCGCCCGCGCCGGGCAGTGGCGCGACTGCGGTCCCGGCCAAGAGGCTGCCGGTCGCGACGCTGGTGAAGCGCGCGTTCTCCTTGTCGAAGTAGATGATCTGACCCTCGGTCCACGCCTGCGTCCCGACCTTCGTCACCTGCCACACGCCGCGCGTCTTGCCACGGAACTTGAGGGTCTGCGCGATCGTGTCCATGGCCATGACGAGCTGCTGGCCGATCTGGTAGACCAGGCCGGAGACGACTCCGCCGGTGGGCGCCACCAGGTCGAGGACCTCGCCGTCCTGAACGAATTTCTTGCTCATGGCATCGTCTCCTTTGGCGCCTTCTCGTTAGACTCCGACGTTCTTCCACACGCCGTGGAAGTCCGCGGCCTTGAAGGCCACGTCGATGCGGCACTTCATCCGGACGCCGTCCACGTCGAAGCCCTGCTCCTGGGTGACCTCGGGGCCGGGCTGGCCGTCGAGGGTCCCGTGGAAGAGGACGGGGCACTGCGGGACCGCCGTGGCCAGATACCAAGCTGTCACGCTGTTGGCGTCGAGCCGGGGCTCCGAGATGACCTGGAGCCGCCCCGCGAACGGGTTGACCGACCCGGGAGCCGAGGCCATCAGTGCGGCGCTCACGAACTGGTCGGCCACCGTCTCGAGGGCGGCCGGGACGATCAGGAAGGCCGGGTTGAGGTTGAGCAGCGTTACGAGGTCGAGGCCCTTCTGAACCCGCATCGCCGCGCGGCCCTTGCCGATGGGGGCCACCGCGATGGCCGCGTTGACGGTGTCGAGGTTGGCGTGGGTGGCGTGGAACAGCACGACGCCGTCGCCCATCACCGGGTTGCTGATGATCTCGGCCCAGGCCAAATCCGATTCCTTGACTCTGGCCATGCGGCCGAAGGCGGCCGGGATGTCGGCGAAGGCGTTCAGGTCGTCGTTGATGATGGCCTGACGGGTGATCGCGAAAATGCGCCCGTAGGTCTTGAGCTGGAACTGCTCCTTGCCCTCGGCGATCGTGCCGCTGGTGAACTCGCCGTGCTCCATCACCTCGAGGAGCGCCGGAGCGTCCCCGATCTGGAGCTGCTTCGTCGGCTTGAAGTCGGCGAGCGGCACGTCCTTGGAGATCGGCCCCCACGTCGGAGGCTGCGCCTCGTAGGCGGCTCGCAGCACCTTGTTCATGACGTCGGCCAGGAGCAGCGGGAAATCCGACGTGGTGTGCATCCCGCTGGCGCGGAGCGCCAGGCTGGCGCGCTCCATCTTGCTGAGGCTGGTCACCCGGACGCCCTTGGAGCGGAGGCAGATGTCCGCGATGTCCATCAGGCCGAGGCCGCGGTACTGCTTGCCCTCCTCGGACAGGTCGAACCCGTAGGCCAGCGACGTGTTGGTCTGGGCCACCCGGGGCATCGCCCGGTGGAGGAGCGCGTTCTCCATGCCCTTGCGCTTGTGGACGAAGGGATCGTCGCCGACGATGACGACGGAGTCGCCGCCGCTGGGCCCGCGTCCCGGGCCGCGGTCGTCGCCGCCACGCTTCGCCAGTTCGGCGAGGATGCGCGTCTGGGACTCGACGAGCGAGACGCCGTCCGCGATCAGCTTGTCCGCGAAGGACTGCGGCAGGCGCGCGGCGCGGCAACCCAGCAGGATGCCCTGGGACCGCTCGCGCTCGATGCGGGTGGCCACCGCCGTCTCGTCCGGTGGAGGCGGATCGGCCTTCCGAGGCACAGGGGCCGGCTCGTCTTCCTCGAGGAGCGTCTCCGACGGCGTCTCTTCAGGGTCCATTCGCTTCTCCTTCGTTGGCGACAGCGGCGCTGCCGCGCGCGTCACGACCTCGCAGGAATTGGGCTCGACCTTCGGCCGCTCTCCACGCACCGCGGCGCCGGCATCGGCAGGGATCGGGACCATGCTGATTTCGAAAGGCTCCCAGTCCGTGGCCAGACGCACGGGAAGCGCGTTCTTCTCGCCGACCGTCTCCTCGAACCTGTAGACCCGATAGCCGACGGACACGCTGCGGATGTGTCCGTCCTTCACGTCCTGCCAGATGGGGTCCACTGCGGTGCGCTTCGAGAACCGGACGGTCGCTCGCCCCGCCTTCTTGGTCAGCGAAACCGAGCCCGGGACTACCGAGCCCAGGATGTCGCCGACCGAGTAGGCGCTGTGTCCGTCCAGCAGGGGGCCGATCGTGTTCAGGCGGTCGAGTCGGACGTGCGCGGGATCCAGGGACAGCGTCTCCAGGTAGCGCGTGTCGCTCATCCAGTCGTAGCGCTGGACGGGGGCGCCGGTCGTGAATACCAGATCGACCGTGCGGGCCTCGTCGTTGGCGCTCTGGACGGACACGTCGGCGCGGATCGAGAGGGGCGGGACCTGGACGGTGCGCTTCACGTTCGGAACGTCGCACGCTGGGCCGGCGATGGGGAGTTGCGTTTTTGTCAAGGGGGTAGGAACTGCCGGCGCTCCGGGCGTGAGAAGGTGGCCCAACTCGTTGAGCCTGATGAAGTATTCGCACACCCTCTGACGCGTCATCGAAAGCTTGTCGGCAACCCACGAAGCCGCCACGGGGCGGCGGCCGTGGACTTCGTGGAGGTCCACCACCGCGGCCAGGACCGCCGCCTGCTGTGGGGTCAGGGCCCCCTGGGACGACGTCGCCATCTACCCCTTGCCCTCCACCGCCTGGAGCGCGGCGCGCCACCCCCTGCGGTAGCAGTCCGCGCACGGCACGCGACCGTGCGTCACCAGCTCGACCTTGGCGGCCTCGAGCCGCTTCCGCATGGCGAGCAGGTCGTCCATCGCAACCGATTCCTGGTCCTCGGTCGCCCGATTCGAATGCGTGCGCGTCTGCACATCCATGCCGCGCTCCGGGGTTTGCAGCTCCGAACCCTTCACCATGTCGTTTCTCCTGCTCATGCGGCCGGCTTCTTCACGGTCGCGGCCGGTTTCGCCTTCGGCTTGGCTGCCGGCGGCGCCGGCTTGGTCTTAGTCGGGGCAACTGGAGCTGGTGGCGGGTCTCCGGGCTGTGGAACGGTCGTACCGCCCGGATCGTCCGGGCCGATCGGCGGGCCCGTGGCGTACTGCCTCGGGTTCCCCGACTGCGTGGTGTTGCGCGGATCGTTGTCGAGGACAATCCCGAGCTTGTCGAGCTTGTAGTTGCTGGCAGCGATCTCTTCCAGAACAGCGTCCGGATCCATTCCGCGCTCGCGGAGAACTTCCGGATAGCTCTGAATCCCGTTCCGGATGTTCCGGCTGTAGGCCAGGCCCTCGTTGGCGGGGTCGATCATGGCCGGCGGCGGCGCCGTCCACTCCGCGCCCGGCGCGTCCTTGAGCCCCATGATCTGCGCGGCCTGCATCGCCCACGCCCACACCGGATCGCAGAACTGCGGGATCAGCGTGCGCCACCGCCAGTCCTCGACGCGGGCCCAATGACGGAGTCGGGACATACGCGCGGCGGAGAACGGCAGGTTGTCGTAGTCCCCCGTCAGGTCTTCGTAGGTGACCCCCAGCCCGGTGGCGATCGCGCGCAGCGAGGTCTTCGTGTACTCCGGGTAATCGGCGACGCTCGGTGGATCCACCACCGTGACCGTCCGCCCGGCCGCCACGTTCAGGACGCCGCCGGGCTCGAGGCCGTCGATCGCGGGCGTCTGCGTGCTGTCCACCACCCCGAGCCCAGCCCCCGACCCGTCGACATCGCTCGTGATCACGGCGAGACAGGCCGCGATCTTCTGCTTCATGAGGGTCGCGTCCTCGTATTCGTCGAAGTCCTTGAAGCGGAGGAGCACGGGCGCGAACCACGACGGCCCACGCACCTGGCCGGGCCGGCTTTGCTTGTAGACGTGAAGCACGCTCTCGGCCGGGATCCGCTTCGAGGTGCCGGGGAGTGAGGCACCGAACGTCGTCTGTGAACCGGGATGCTCGGGAAAGAGCCAGTAGGCCGCGCGCCGGCCGAGCACGTCGAACTCGATCCCGTGGATGATCCGCCCCACGACGGTCCCGTTGACGTTCTTGACGTCCACCCCCGTCTTCAGGGTGTCGAGGTAGTCGGGCTCGAGCACCTGGAGTTGAAGGGGAATCGGGAGGCCGTCCTCGGGTCGCCGCAGCCGACGCCGCACGAGCACCTCGCCGGACTCCGCCACGCCCCGCATCACCAACTTTTGCAGCCCGTAGAAGTCGTTCCGCCCGTCGGAGTCGCAGGCGGTCGTCCCGGCCCACTGCTCCCAGAGTTCCGCGGCCTTCGCGTTCTTCTTTTTCGGCTTCGCCACGATCCCCCACCCCACTGTGTGGTCGCCGATCGTGGTCAGCGCGCTCTCGGCGTGGCCGTTGTTCCGCACGAGGTCGCGCGCCACGTCCCGGAGCCGGGCCAGGCTGAGGCCCGTGGCAGCGTTGGCGTCGGCGATGCTGGTCCGCCACCCCTGGGTACGCCGGCCGACGGAGGCCGCTTCGTAGTGCCGCCCCAGGAGATCGAGCGCGACGCGCGCGCGCAGGCGACGGAGCCCGGCTTGGGGTGCGATGAACCCCACAGCCCTGTCCAGCCAGCTGGCCGTCGGCCGCTGCGCGCTTGCCACGTTCAGACCCCCTTGCTCGTCGCCGCCAGCCGGTACGAAGTCGAGGACCCCGCCGCGGCGTTGACCTCGGCCTGCATCACGCCCAGGAGAGCTAGCATGTCCTTGAGCGACCGAAACGTGAAGGTCTGGTCGGCGAATGTCATGGACTCGACCACCGAGCCGTTGGCGATCGCGGCCTTGAGCTTGTCGACGTCAGCCTGCGTCCAGGCCACCTACGCGCCCTTGACTGGGAAGACGTCGTCGATCTTGAGCTGCGCCGCGTGACCGCAGCTCGGGCAGACGGCGACGGCACTCTGGATGCGCTCCGGCTGCGCGATGACCGCCGCCGGGGCCGAATCCATCAGGGGCGCGGCCACCTCCGCGGCGACGGGGTCGGGCGCTGCCGTGGGCTCCGATTCCGGCTTGTCCTTCTTTGCCATGCCTTCTGCCTTCCTTTACTGGACGACGAACCCGTTAATCGTGGCCGAGTAGCTCGTAGCCGCCGATGGCGTGACGCAGATCGACAGCCCGGCCGCCGCCGGCTGTAGCGGCGTGTGGAACGGGCCGAGATTGACGTTCCCTACCGCGGCGCCGAACTGGACTGCATGCGTCAGGTCGGCGGCGCCGGCAGCGCAGTCGGTCCCGGTGCCGGTCACGAGCTTCAGCGTCTGAGCCGTCCCGACGTTGTTGCTCACGATGGCGTCGGTCACGTAGGTCTTCTGGCCGGCGGTGAGAGCCTTGCAGTCACGCGTCACGGACTGGGCCGTGATCCGACATGTGAAAGGCACCACCTTGCCGTCGTTGTAGACCTGGGTCGCCTGTGCGTGCGCCGACCTCGGCGGCGTCAAGGCCACGCCGCAGAGAATGCCCACGAGCCCAGCCACTGCCGCGGCCAAGTACGCTCCTGTCCAGTAAGCCCTTTCCGTCATGTCGTCCTCCTCCTCATCTCAACCATCCGCGGCGCCGGGGAATCCACCGCGAGCGCCCGAACATCGCATCGACCGCGTCCTCGCGCTCCGCCCTGCGGGCCGCACCTCGGGCGTTCACCTCGGCCCGCCGCTCGTCGTCGGAGAAGAATGGATTGCGGGGCTTCGCCGGATCCGAGGCAATCGCCTGGACCACCGCATTCGCCGCCTTCCGGACCGTCTTCCTGGCCGTCTCGAGGATCTTCATCACTTGGCCCGCATGCGTAGCCGGCCCGTGGCAGCGGCGAGACTCCCCACGTCGGCCAACATCCGCATGAAATCGGAATGGGGCATCATCGCGAGCGCCGCCACGTTCTGGTCTGAGATGCGATCGGCGTCCACGCCATGCGCCCCGAGGTAATGACGAGCGGCCGACAATGGGGTCACATGTCGATATGGGCGCCCCACCTTCTTCAACGGGAACATTTTCGGAGCGATGTGGTGAAGGAGCGCGTTTTCAATCCCCTTGCGAGCCTGCTCCCAATTCTTCATCTGCTTACCTCCGGTGCCGGTTCAGCCAACCCTCGCGCCGAGGAACAGGCGGCGGGGTGGGCGTTGTGTCCGGGGAGAGAGCCTTCTCGTGCGCCGTCCAGTCCGACTCGCGCCAACGGTCCAGGCCGACCACGGCGGCGGCCGCTCGCGCGTAGACGCGGCAGTCGAGGACGTGGTTCTCCCGGCCCGGGATCAGCTCCCACTCCAGAGCGACGAAGCCGCGACGGTTCTTTCGTGACACGAGGTGCTCGGCGGTGAGCTGGCGGAAATAGTCGTCATCGTACTCGGGGAAGTGGCAGTAGCCGGCGGGCCATGGATCGGTGTCGTTCGTCGGCGCCACGAGCCGGAGCCACCCGTAGACCTCGCTCTTTGCCACGGCGCCGCAGACCGGCCACACCTTGTAGCCGTAGACCGGCCGCTTTCCCCGCATCGTGATATCCACCGGGGACGGAGTGCCGACCAGCACCCCGCCGCTAGCCACGCCCTTGACCGCGATGACACGGTTCATGGGGTACTTGCGCGCCCAGGTGTAGACGGCCTGCGTGTTGTAGCCGCTGTCCACCGCCAACATGCGGATCGGCATCTCGGCGCCGTCCTCGTGGTCGAAGGTGCGGGCGAGCAGCTCGTCGAGCTGCGACCACGGCCCCTTGTCCAGGTCGGCGGTGTCCCCGGGGATCACGCCGTAGTCGATTGACCAGGACGTCTTGCCCCGGCCCCAGGCGACCACCTCCACGACGAGGCGGTCCTTCTGCACGTCGACGCCAGCCGTGAGCAGGAGCCCTCCTCGCGGGACCGTCTGCGTGGCGTAGGCCTCGCGCCGCTCGTAGAGGCGCTCCCACTCCGGGGCCTCCCCGCGCTCGCGCCACGTCTCGGCGAGCACCGTGTTCGTGAAAACGCGGAGCTTCAGCGGGTTCTTGTGGACCTCGACGAACTTCGCAGCGATCTCGCCCCACGACATCCAGCCCACGGGGGAGTAGAGGGCCGAGAGGTGGTAGCCGCGCACCCTCGGATCGGCCTCCGGGTTCTCGGCGCGCCACTCGCCGCGCGCGAGCATCGCCGTTTTCTGGTGGTCCTGAATCGGTTCCTCGCAGGCCCGGCACTCGTAGACCGCGTCTTCCGGCTTCAGCTCCAGCTTCGTCCACACGAGCCGCCCGAACTCGAGCGGCTGCATCTCGCCGCACGCGGGACACGGGACGTAGTAGAGCCGCTGGTCGGTCGCCTCGTAGGCGCGCTCGATCGCGGAGAGCCCGGCGATCGTCGGCGTCGAGTTCTTGAAGGTCTTGCGGCGGGCGAAGGTCCGCTGGCGCGCCTCGGCCAGGTCGATCGGGGCACCCTCGCCGTCGACGTCCACCGGGTAGCCGTCGATCTCGTCGAGAAGCAGGTAACGGGCCGGCATCGAGCGCAGCCCCACGGCGCTGTTTGCCCCGGTGATCACGAGGAGGCCGCCCATGAAGTCCTTCGAGAGCATGCTGCTGCGCGCGTCTCGACTCTTGGACTCGGAGACCTTGCCCGACAACTTCGGCGTCGCGTCGATGAGGGGCTCGATCCGCTGCCGGCTGAACCGCTTCGCCAGCTCCACCGTGGGCTGCACCAGAAGCGCGGGCCCCGGCGCGTGGTCGATGATGTAGCCGAGGACGTTCAGCAGCGCCTCGGAGCCGCCGATCTGCGCCGGCTTCATGAAGACGACTTCGTCGACGTCGGAGGTCGCCGACAGAGAGTCCATGATCTCCCGCAGGTACGGCGTGCGCGACGTCCTCCACTGGCCCGGCTCCGCGCTCGACTTCTGCGGGAGGACCCGGTGCTTGTCCGCCCATTCGCTCACGAGGATGTCGGGCTCCGGCCGCAGGCCCGAGGCCCACGCCGACTTGACGCGGCTACTCACGGGCGAGCTCGTCGGCGACTTCACCGAGCGCGAGTCGTAGCTCGTCGCGGATCCGGGCCCGAACGGCCGGCGTGAGCTCGCCGCAACGGTCTGGGACGTTGAGGATCCTGTCTCGCAGGGTCCGGGCAGCCTGGAAGTGATCGCGCTCGACCTCGGCAGCGTCGAGTACCTCGCCGCGTTTCCTGCGGTTGGCCAGCTCGAGAGAAATAGCGCGCTGATCAGAAAGACGGAGCTGCGCGTCGACCAGCGTGCCGGCGACGGACGGCTGGCGCGCGGCAGCCGTTGGCCCAGATGCATGGCCCTTTCCGCCCCCGTTCGCGGGCTTGGTCGCGCCGGCTTTCCATTCGCGGTCAGCAAGGACGAGGTCGACGATCTTTCCATCACGGACACTCTTCCGCAGCCGCCCGGACTTGATGGCCTTCTGGACGGACGAGAGCTTGACGCCCATCAGCCGCCCGAAGGCCCGGAGCGAGACGGGCTTGGCGGCCGCCGCCTTCACCTTGCGAGCCGCCACCTATGCGCATTCCGTCAGCCTGTTCCCTTTCGCCTGGTTGCAGCGAAGGTGCGCGAGCTGGAGGTTCGCGGCCTCGTCCGTCCCGCCGCGGGTGATCGGAACGATGTGGTCAATCGACGGGGCCCGCTGATCTGGCCACCGGATGGACCGCTCTACGCCGTCGCCGCAGATCCCGCACCGACCGCCGTCACGCTCGTAGATCGTCCACAGGGACGGGGGCGTCCCCACGCGGGCCCCGCGGAGGCGGGCCTTGCGCCGCTGGCTCTTCGCGATGTTGTTGTGCGCGTCGCAGCAGAACTTCTGCATGGTGGTGGTGGCGGTGAACGGCTGGAGGCACCACTCACAACACTTCTGGAGTAGGGCCGCGCGGGCGGCCGCGCGGGCGGCCAGGCGGGTGGCCCTACGCTCTTCGCGCCGCGCCTGGATCTGCTGGACGCAGGAGGCGCAACGCGCGACCGGCTTCCATCCCTTGCCGCGTGGCACGGGCGAGCCGCAGTCTACGCATGGCGTCGGCGACGACTTTCGGGGCCTGGACTGGACGCGGGCCGCGCACGGATGGCATTGGCCGGTCTTGTTCCACCCCCGCCGAGGCTTTCCGCA